AAGGCAATCGCGAAACTGAAGGGACTGTAAAGTAGTAAGCTCTGACGCCCCGCGGCTTCGTCACCCGCACCGTTGTACCTGCCGTAACGGAGAATTCGACACCTCCTTTGGCGTTTTCGTCGCCCCGCCAGCGAAGCCCCAGATTGAGCCCAAAGGAGAGCTATGGCAGCCAATACCTTCCTCAACACCTCATGGGTGTCGATGGAGATACTCCGCTTACTGGTGAACAAACTCACGGTCAGCGAGTACTTCAATCGCTCCTGGGAAAAAGACTTTGATAAGGAGTTTGCAGTAGGCAGCACCATCCAGGTCAAATTCCCGCAGCGCATGTTAACCAGCGACGGCATGGGATACCAGCCCCAAGCCATCACGCGCATCGCAACCACGATCAGCCTGGATCAGTGGATACAGTGCAGCTTCGAATGGGATGACTACGAAGCCGCGGTCAAGTTAGAACGCAGCCAGGCCGAACTAACCGAGAACTACCTCGACCCGGCCGCCGCGGCCCTGGCCCAGGAGTACGACTCACGCTGTGCGAAGTTCGCGTATCAGAACGCCTCGGGCGTCGTAGGCACACTCGGCACGGACCCGGTCGGAATCACGCCGTATTACCAGGCTCGCCAGTATCTGTTGCAGAAGGCGTGCCCCCCCGGTAAGCGTTCGATGTGCATCTCGTCGGGGATGATGTCCACCCTCGGCGGAGCCATCACGAACGTGTTCAATCCGGGTGACGAGATCAGCCGCATGTTCAAAGAGGGCTATCTCGGGCGTTTGGCCGGCTTCGATTTCTTCGAGAGTCAATCGCTCTACTCGCACACGGCCGGAACGTGGGCCAGCGCAGTCTCGGTGAGCGGGGCCAACCAGTCGGGCACCGCTCTCACGGTCACGGCCCCCGCCGGCGCAACCTTCAACGTCGGCGACAAGGTCTCGATTCTGAACGTGAACATGGTCAACCCCATGACACGCCGGATCTCGGGTCCGAAAACGGCGATGACGTTTACCATCACTACGGCACTTACTGCCGTGGGCGGCGGCGGCGACATCATCAACATCCTGCCGGCCATCTACGGTCCCGGCAGCCAGTATCAGAACGTGGACGCGCTGCCGGCCAACAGCGCCGCGCTCACCCTGTGGCCGGGCACGACCTCGCCCAACGGCAAGGTGGGCACGGTGGGTCTCGGACTCTCCCGGTTCGCGTTCGCGTTAGTCGGCGCGAAGCTGTACGTGCCGAAGGCCGTCGAATCCGCGGGCCAGGCGCACGATCCCGACTCGGGTATCGCCATCCGCAAGGTGAAGGCCTGGGATCCGGTCAGAAGTATGCAGGTCAACCGCATGGACTCTCTGATGGGCATGGGAAACCTGTATCAGGACAACGGTGCGGTCACGGTCGTGGGTGCGTAAAGGAGAACGACAATGCCAAGAGTATCTTCACACTTCTCCATTCAGGATCCGCGCTTCGGATCCGTCGTTTTCTTCACGACCACCCCGGCAACCATCTCGGCTGATGCGGCCGTCACCTACACGACCGATCAGGTGCTGGGCGGCATGATCATCCATTCCAGCCTCACAACGGGGCGCACCGCCACGCTGCCTACCGCCGCGCTTCTCGCCGAAGCCATCCAGGGCGCCTTCGTCGGGCTCACCTTCAACTTCACCGTGGCACCCACCGGGGGCACGCTCACGGTCGCCGTGGGAACCGGGGGAACGGCGGTGGGCACCATGACGTGCGTCACGACCGCGTTCAAAACATTCGCTATCCGGTTCACCAACGTCGGCATCGGCACCGAAGCTTACAGCGTGTATTCTTTGGGCACAGCTACTGCGTAGGCAACAGCATGCGGAGATACGAACTCGCCCTCGGCAACAAAGTCGATGCGTTGATCAAGGAGATCGAGCGGCTGGCCGCCTTCGGGTACGTTCCGCAAGGCGGCATCGCCGTCTCCGAGGCCTACGGGCGGCTGGGTCAGGCGATGGTGCTGCCCGACCTCGCACTGGCCACCGTCACGCTCTTCCCTACCGCGGTAACCGTCCCGAACCGGGGCGGAAGCGGAAGCGTCAACGCCACTCTCACGGATCCGGGGACATGGGAGGTGGACCCGGCCTCGATACCGCCCTGGCTCACCATCACGCCGGTGGGATTGCAGACCGCCGACGTCTCGATCGTGTACACGGGCGCCGCCAATACGACGGGGGCGGCGAGGCAGGCCGTCGTCAAGGTCAATACGGCAACTCTGACATTCAGCCAATCCTGATTGCTCCTTCGCGACTACGGGGCGCTCTGGTTCGACGGGGGCGTCCCGCCTTTTTCACCGTATGCCGATCAACGAATCGAAGTTCCCACGGCGCGGCGGTATGACCGCGGCACAGAAACGCGAAGCTGAAATCGCTCTCTATGGAGTAGGAGGTGGCGACAACATGCCACAACAGAAGAACGAGCACGAACTACCCACGGCGCCGCCGGTGGGAACGATGGACTTGAACAACCCGCCCAGGATGCCGTATCACTTCGAGCCCTTCCCAGCGACCCTGTACAAGGGCCGCGAGAACCGCATCGTGCAGAACGAAGCGGAACAGAAGGACTGGATGAGCAAGGGCTGGAAGAAGCAGCCGGAGCCCGAAGGCGTTGAGGCCGAAGAGCACGAAGCGGAGCCCAAGCCCGCCGAAAAGAAGAAGTAAATGCCGTTTGTCGATGCCGACATCTTGTATCCTGCGCTGAGGCTGGCGCGGGTGACCGGCGGCCCGGGGAGGACAGCTTCCCCGGACCAGATCCAGGACGCATTCCAGAGCCTCAACAGGATGGTGGATTCCTGGAGCACACTGCGGGGCCTGATCTTCTCGATCCAGCGTCAAGAGTACGTTCTCACGCCGGCGAAGCCCGTCTACACCATCGGGCGAGGGGGCGGCGCCGACTTCGTTGCGGACCGTCCCACGCGCATCAACGACGCGAACGCGATCATCACCACGGGAGCGAGCAAGGTGCACTTGCCGATCCGCATCCTGAGTCCCGCGGAGTGGGCGCAGATCCGGCTGCGGGAGTTTCCCATCACGTTCCCCACGATGATGTACCCCGACTACAGTTCTCCGAATTGCAGCCTGTACTTCTGGGGAACGCCCACCGCATCGCCGGGGCTCGAATTGTGGACCTGGCAGCAGATGCATCAATTCGCGTTTTTCGACGACCCGATCATCGTGCCCCCTGGCTACCTCGATGCTTGCGTGTACAACCTGGCGGTGCGGATGGGCGACACCTTTGGGACGACGCAGGCGATGAGCCCCAACGTGTTCGCCGATGCCAGGCGGACGCTCGCGCTGGTGAAGGGGCTCAACATGCCATCGACGGAGATCGCGAGCGCGGATATCGGAACGTCGAGCAGGCCGAAAGCAGATTTCAACTACCTTAGCGGCGGACCCGCGTAATTCAAGGAGAACATCATGGCGCTCGTTGTCCCAAATGGTGCGGAGATCATTGCGCTCAGTTATCTGCTCGGCAAGGTCACGACAACCGAGAACGTGGTCCTGCGTCTCTACACAAATAACATCACCCCCGCCGAGACAGACACGGCGGGCACGTATACGGAGGCGTCGGGCTTTGGCTACGCGAGCATCACGCTGACGGGTGCATCGTGGACGATCACGGGCGGAAACCCAACGAGCGCGGTGTACTCGCAGCAGACGTGGACGTTCACAGGTGCTTTGGGGAATGTGTATGGTTACTACACCACGAGGGCGTCGAGCGGCGACCTGGTGTATGCGGAACGCTTCACCGACGGACCCTATAACATCGTGAACAACGGGGATCAAATTAAGCTGGCGGCAAGCCTGCAGGCCGAGTGATCGCCGTTCTTCACTTTGTTGCAGCGCCCTGCTGCGGGTCCACCGACATTCGAAGAGAGCACATCTAAATGGCCCTTCAACTCCTCGATCTTTTCGAGACGACGCTATCCGCCAGTTATACGGCGGGAGGTTCTTCGCTGACGCTCACGTCCGTCAGTGGCCTGCCGTCGTCGGGCGATTACTGGATTGCCGTATACGATCCGGCGAATGCCGCGAGCACCTACGAGGTCTTCAAAGTCACGGGCGCGGCCAGCGGCTCGGTAATCCCCGTAACCGGGGCGCAGGCAACCACTACCGCCAAGAACCACGCGACCGGGGAGAAGGCATACGGCAGCGTGCTGACCGCATCGGCGCTTACCCAGCTAAAGCTGGACATTAACGGTTCAGGCATCTCGATCTACACGGGTGTCGGCCGCCCGGATGGCGTAGGGCCGGACCTCGCGCCGCACAACATGACATCGAATACGGCGCCGTCCCCCTATGTTGCATCCGCATCGAGCGAGTTGAACCCGGCGTGGAAGGCCTTCGACGGCACGACGGGAATGTGGACCTCTACCGGCAGCACGGGATGGCTCAAACTGGACCTGGGGTCCGCCAAATCTCTGGGTAAATACGGATGGAAGAGCGGCCCTTCCGGCAATCCGCAACAGCACCCCAGGAACTGGACCTTCTCCGGCTCGAACGACAACAGCACGTTCAATACCGTGGATACTCAGACGGCCATTGCGTCGGTGGGTTCATCGGTCACTCAGCTATTCACCATGTCTCCGACGGTGGCGTATCGCTTTTGGA